GGCAGGGAGTAGTAGAATGCCTCCGGGTCATACCGCTTGCAGTGAATGATCTGCTTGGCGCTTTGTGTATCGTCAGGATTGAAGGCTTTAATAGGTTCGGGCTGACCATCTACAGCACGCCCTCGTTTCCACTCTTTGGCGTAGTAGTACAGGTCAATGACTCCCTGCTCATCAGCCACGCCTGCACGGATGGTGTGAACAGGTACATGCTTGATCTCCACAATTTTGGTGCGGAGCGTGTTGTAAATCACACACCAATAGAACTGGCCATACAGCTTGAGGTCAAGTGCTGTCTGCCGGATCAGGTCGCGGTCAACAAGGCCGTGAAAATGCAGCCACGCCTCTTTGCTACCATCATTGCGCTCCCATTCTGCTTGGAACCCATCACCCGCGATGGCATCAGCAACACCGTTGCAGATAGCGTTGTGGATGGCCGAGGTGATGTAAAGTTCATGCAGGTACCCGGCAAAGTCATCATTGGCACCATACTGCACCCACTTTTGGCCTTGCTTCTCCTCAAATTCAGGGTACTCATACGGGCCGCTGCCCAATATTGAAAGGTCTACTTTCATTGTCGCTGGTATGTGTATTGCACCTCATCGTTGCTGTATGCCGTGAAGGTTTCCACGCCAAACACCGGGGTGCTCTCGTATACGTTCATGATGCCACGCTCAAGCTCACCCACCACGCTTGCATCATCCGGGTCAAGGTTTGTGCCACTGGTTTGCTCAAGCACCCGGTACTCCCAAAAGCCTGCCGGGTACTTATCGGTGTTCATCAAGATGTCACCGCCTGTAGGGTTGCTGCTGTCACCTTCACGCAGCGTGAGCGTGTCTTTGCGTGCATCAAAAGAGTGGCTTCGTGGCATGGTGTAGATGACTTCATCAGTAGCCTGGCACCGCAGCTCAAGGAGCAGGTAGTTGTCTGAGTCGCTGATCTTCTCTTGAAGTGTCAGGTAGAATGTGTTCAGTGCGCCTTTGACGAATTGGATCATTGCGTTTGTAAGTATAAAAAAAGCCACCCCGTGCGTGGAGTGGCTTTCCCTTAACATCAAACACAAAGCAGATGCATTGACCTGCGAAGTGGGTTTAACTTACGTTGGTATCTGATACGGTGATGTCCGTTCCGGTCGCTTCAATGCCATCGAATGGGTACTCAGCATCAGTGATGTCACCCGCAGTGCAGAAGATAACCGACTCCTTCTCACGCCCGGTGAGGGTGAAGGTCAAGCCTGTCATCTCAGTGCGTGCAGCACCTGATTGAAGCACGCCTGCGGTCATGTCAAGGCCTTCATCAATGCCCAAGAGCATCAAGTTGTTGTTGTTGTCCAGCACAAAACACTGCGCACGGTTGTACGCCAGCAGCTTGAGTTGGTGTGCTTTCGCAGCGCTCAAGCCTTGGATGGTTACACTGAGCACCTGCTCGTATGAAGTGGTGCCTGTGGCCATGTCGCTGTTGGTGTTCACCACCAAGTTTGACAAGTCCGGGCGAAGGTCATACTTGAACACCGTTTGCGTGCTTGCAGTGGTGGTGCCGTATGATGACCAGCTTGCGAAGGCCGCAGCGGTCATGGTATCGGTTGCATCGATGGTGGCCACCTTGCGGATGTTGTTGCAGTAGGTGTCAACGAAGTACAAGGCCTTCAAGCCTCCTATCTGATTTTTGCAGCTTACGGTGAAGCCGCCTGTGAGGTCACAGCTCATGTTGATCTGTTTACAAGGTGAAACAAAACCAAAGGCCGGGAGCACTTAAGCTCCCAGCATTTTGGCGGTATCTATTAGACGAGGTTGTAACCTACAACCACATCGCTTGCAGCGTGAGCCGCGCCTGTAGCGAAGCCAAAGCGTGCCACAAAGCGGATGTAGTCATCACCGGTAACACCTGACAGGTCAAGCACTTCCACGCTCACCATGTCGGTCAGCAAGTTAGTACCAATCAACATGGCACCGGGGTGTGAGAAGATGACAGCATCAACAGGCATACCTGCGCAGTGGTACACGGGGAAGCCCATGTAAGACGCACCCTCCAAGCCTTGGTTGTAAGACTGGCGGTTGTAGTTGCCTGTGGTCATCAGGTACTCCATGTAATTGTAGTAGGCCTGAGTGCCAATGTAGAAACCTGCGCCAGCAGTGGTGAACAGGCCGCTGTGGTTTGCAGCAACTTCGTCACGCACCTCTTTGAGTGAAGCGATCACGTTGGCAGCAGTGTCTGTGCCTTGTGCCATCTCAACGGTGTCAGCACCTGAGAGTGAACTAGCAGCGAAGCCAGCAGCATCCAGCACGCCATCATTTGACAGGAACCCGGTCATGGCGGTACCTGCGGCAGCACCCAACCAAAGCTGTCCTTCAATGTCAGCAGCGATACGCGCACCGATGTGCTCGGCCACGAAGTTCACGAACGCAGGAGCGGCTTGGCCGTTGCGCTCAGAGTTGGCAGCAGCAGCTTGGTACAGCGCGAGGATGTCAGTCTTGGCAAATTGCTCATTCACCTTGAATTGGGTCAAGTCCAATGTGGTCTTGTCCAGGTCGAACTCAGTGGCACCGTCAAATGCGGCAGAGGTTCCGTCTTGCAGGATTGATGCAGCCCAAGAACCTTGGGAGATGATCATCTTATCCTGTACGGTTTCGTAAATGGTGCAGCCACCATTGTTCAAAGTGGTTGCTTGGTTGAGGGCGGGCGCAAGGATATCCAGCGCGTGTTTGCCCTCAAAGGAGACGTTATCGTCAAAAGTAGTAGGCATTGCTCTACGTTTTTAGGGTTATGAATGACGCTGGATTAGTAGCGTCCGTTTTTTTCGGTTTTCTCGGCCTTGGCCGGGGTGTGGGTGAATTCAGCAGCAGGTGCTTCTTCCAGCTTGCTCAAACGCTCGCTGATTGTTTGCACTTGCGAGGTGAGGTGCTTGGCGAGTTCAGTGACAGCAGCGCTGAGTTCAGCCTTCTCAACGGCCTCCTCAACTTTCTCCTCTACCACTTCCTCCACTACTTCTTCCACAGCAGGCTCCACAGCTTCTTGCACGATTTGATCAACCACTTCCACAACTGCTTCAACCAAAAGATCAGCAGCAGGAGCGGGTACGTCAATATCAGCAAAAGCCTTTTTGATGCGTTTACGGTAGTCACCCATGCGCTTTTCAGCTTCTTCATCCTCTTCTTCTTTTTTCGCCTCGGCCAATTCTTCAGCGGCTGGGGCTGGTTCTTCTTCGGTGTTTTGGCCGATGCTCTCCAAGCGGCCACCCTCGCCCACCACAATGATGGTTCCGTTCATCAGGGTATGCTCACCTGCTGGAGCGGGTGATGGGTTGCCCTCTTCATCAAGGACATTTACAATGACACCGGGCTCAAATGCCTCGGCCTCGGTCACGATTTTCGTGCCGTCTTGGAGCTGATCCTCTGCATAGAGGTTGGTTTTTGCCAGCAGCTCCCGAATTTGAGTCAAAATGCTCATTTCATCAATCTTGGGGGTTTCTACTTTATTGATAAGGCGGTCGCTGAAAAAACCCTCAATTGAGAAGCCACGCAGCTCGCCTGCTTTCACACGTTTCCAAAGGTCACCGTTCTCCACCTTCACCGCCACCATCCAGGTGCCAACGGGCAGGTCATCAAAGCCGTAAAGTGCAGCCTTGTCTGTTTTGGAGTTCTCAATCGTCCAGCTTTCAAAGATGAATACCTCATCTGCCGGGCGTTCATGGTCAACCGTGGTGGATGCGGTGCGTGCCAGCTTCATGAACAGGTGTGCAGCTTGCTCCACCGTCTCCGGGGTAAAAAATACCATGTACTTCTCACCCGCACCGTTGACGCGGACGATGTCTTTGTTGGGGATCAGAGCAGGGCCAATGAGCAGTTGCTTGTCATCATTGGATGCTTTGGCCATCACCCACTGCTCTGCTTGCAGGGCGATGAAGTCACGCTCAATGGCTGGCTCAAGCACAAGGCTCACCGCTTCAATGCCAAAAAGCTCCTCCTCTTCGTTGATGTATAGTTCCTTCCGATCCATCACCCGTATGTATATGCACGCCCCAAATCTCTCAAAATGCGCAGTTTTTAGAGCGTTGAGCGAAGGCGCAGCTCGCTGTCAAGTGCTTGCTGGTTGGTGATGTCTTGGCCGATGACATACGCCTGCACAGGTTGTACCGCCCCGGTGGTGTCGATGCTCTCCCCGGTGATGGGCGTGAGCGTTTGCTGGGCGCTTGTGCCTGCTGCTGCTTCCAACCCGCTTGAGCTGCTTCCTGAAGCGCTTGCGCTTTCAAATTGGGTCTGTGATATTTTGGTCACGTTGGCCAAACCTGCGGCAAGGGCGATGCCTGCCTTCACAAAGTTCATACCCGTGAGTGCATCCTGTGGCACAGCAAGCTGCTGGTTGACCGCTTGGAAGGTGGTGATCAATGCCTGCGCTATAGAAAGCCTTTTGTTGCGCTCAAACGTGCGTTTTTGGGCTTCTTCATCTTCGCCTTCACTTGCATTGCGGATGTCTGCCAATACTTGAAAGGCATCACCTGTCATGCCTGCAATGTCATCATTCAGCGCTTGACGGGCTGCAATCTCCTCATCTAACTGCTCTTGCAGGGCTGCGCGTTCTTTTTCCCGCTGCTTGTCTCGCTCCTCTTGTTCTGCTGCTTCTTGTTCTGCGCGCTCTGCTGCGTATCTGTCACGGATTTCTTTGAGGGCAAGTTGTTGCTCTTCTTCCAAGAACAGGGTATCCATGTTGAACTGCTCGGCTTCCGTGATCAGTTGGAAGTATTTATCCTGCACGGCCAGCACCTCACGCTCCTCATCTGACAGCGTGCGCAGGAAAGCCTCCTCTTCCATCTGCTCCAGCTGCGCCTCGAAATCCTGCTGCTCTT